AGTGCGTCAGATGGAACCGCAGATAAACATACATCGGTATTTATGGAGCATTAGGAGGGAACGTCGTGTACTAGTTACCCGTCAGGTGATGGATAGCTTGATACAAGGGCGTGGTCCCAATCCGAAACGTTCCGTTATACCGTTACCAGTAGTCGTCTCAACGGCTTATCGCCGTAGTGTCGGACTACCGTTAAGAAGCTCAGTAATACTGAGCGGGCTGAGCTCCACGGAGTTTAGTCTAGGTGCCGCGTTGGTTTTAAGCCAACGTAGGCGTCGCAAACACTGAGGTCCAAAAGGCCTCTTTTGTAAACATAAGCATGCTAGCAAATACGCTAAACACGAACGAAGTCAAGAATTCGGCAGGGGCTGAACAAGAGTTCAGCCGCCTGTCGAGCGGCCCCGGGAGGGAGACAGTGTTCAAATTGATCACTGAAACTCCCTACCTCCAGCACCGGCTCTCGGTTAAACACCAAGAGTCCGGTACTGGTCTTGGACTGCGGCGACGGTCGGTCGTGCGAGTTGACAAGGATGTCATTTCGCTCGTCGATAACGTCACCAAAGTCCGGGCTTCTGCCTATGTTGTTTTGGACTCCCCAGTGGGAGCTCTGACAACTAATGCAGAACCTACCAACATCATCGCGAATCTCATGTCGTTTTGCGCCTCTCTAGGCGCGTCGACGACGATTCTCTACGATGGTACCGGTAACGGTGCCGCGACCCTTCTGAATGGAGATCTTTAAACCTCCATTCATGGGATCATTCAAGTATTGAGTTAAAAGGACTTTGGTGGTTCGTACACACCTTGGAGCTTGTGAAGCAAACTCATATAATAGATACGTATGTTCAGTTTTGTTTTGGGCACGTGCCCGAACTCGCTGACTTACTTCTTTATATGTTGTTTGTTTCATATTGACTCTTTGGGTTAGTGACGGCCTACCAAAGCCCCTGTTTAACTCGTGCTTCGTAGTTGGGAATTGGTCTACGTCAGATGTCAGCGATCAAGTGACCGTTGACGTTCGATCCGTAATCGTCTAAACAACGCGTCATGAGTATCCTATTACCTTTAACAGTAATAGCTACTTTAGTCACGTTGCCTTCGTTATATGGATCATCTGTCATAGGACCAGGATTCGATGCCTCGTCCCACGCACATGGGATCCAAACCTTAAGTTGCCGCAAGGCAACCCGGGCTTGGTTCTTCTGTACGCGACGGGCAATCGTTTTGGATATGGTACTCATTGTATTATGTCCTTCCCCTCTACGTTCGTTTAAAACGTTGCGTGGAGCGTATGCATGCTCTAGGAGGAATACCTTATGGATTCCAATAAGAGCCTAGATGAAAGTGAAATCATCGCTGCATATCTCCACGACGTCCAAAAGACGCATGGGGATGTGTTCAACATTCGGGCAATGAACTTGACTGTTAAAAAGGTCAAGAACAGAGTCCAGAAGGAAGGTTTAGGGTTTTTAACAAAAACCCTGCCCCGTTTGGGTAAAGCCCTTGATAAGGCTTTAACTCAAGTAGCCGATTTGAACTGTATCGAGTGTGGCTTCAAACCCATACCCGGTACTAAACTTCCCAAATTAATGGGGGAGTTTTTCAAATTGGTCTTGGATCCAAACGGAAGCATCCTACCTTCACCGTGTGAAAGTTCCGTCAGAGTAATTAGACAATTCTGCTTGTTGTTTTACAAGTATGAATTACCTTATACCGATGAACAAGAACATGAAGTGTCCGCTCGGTTTCTCAAAACCGAACAAGACATTGAACAAACAGAACAGATCCTCGAAAGGGTTTCTGAAGCTGTTAACCGTAGCTGTTCCTCTCGTCGAAATGCTCATAAACTGGGCAAAACGCCGACAGAAATAGTACGCGAGGCAAGAATATTACTTAGTAATGTTTTTGCTTTCTTTGATCCGATGGACATTTATCCGAGGCACGGACCCGGAGCTGTTGCTACCAAGCAACAACTTTGGGGTAAGTACCAATGGACTAATGTTTCGGCAAGGATTACAGAGAAGTACTCTTTAGATGCATTCTTTTTTGCATCTCTAGGGCACGTCTGTGATAGGTTGGAAGACCTCAAAGGTCTTCCCGCTAAAGATCTTCCGGCACGGGTAGTACTCGTACCGAAGGATTCTCGAGGCCCACGCTTGATCTCTTGCGAACCCGTTGATTTTCAATGGATTCAGCAAGGATTAGGTACGGCCATTGTTCGCCATGTGGAAAAACATCCTCTCACCCGAGAGAATGTTCGTTTCACTGATCAAGAACCAAATCGCAATGCCGCCCTCTTGGGAAGCATTGACGGTAAGTACTCAACCCTGGACCTCAATGAGGCCTCAGACCGAGTAAGTCTTGATCTAGTTCGCCTACTGTTTCCAGAGCATGTATTTGAATGCCTGGCGGCTTGTAGGAGCACATCGACTGTGATGCCTGATGGTCTTATTGTGCCGCTACGCAAGTTTGCACCAATGGGAAGCTGTCTTTGCTTTCCGGTGTTAGCTTTATGCGTTTGGGCCATATTGACTGCAGGATCACCTGACGGGTACACGCGAGAGCGTGTATATGTGTATGGGGATGACGTGATAGTACCAACGGCGCAAGCCGCGGACGCTATCGAACAACTCGAATCATTTGGTTTAAAGGTAAACCGTGATAAGAGCTGCACCAGTGGACTCTTTCGAGAGTCGTGTGGCATGGATGCCTTCAAAGGCAAGGATGTCACTCCTATCCGTATACGGACAGTCTGGTCGTCAACTCCGTCGCCTAGCTCCTATTCTAGTTGGATCGCATATGCGAATTCATTCTGGGATAGGCGGTGCTTCAATACCTACGACAAAATCGTAGGGTGTTTACGCCAAGTATATGGGCGTATTCCGGGTAAGGACATGCATCTTGCATGTCCGAGCCTTAACGAAGTACTAGAGCCCGACCGCCCCTTAAGGGCCAGAACCAATAAGAACCTCCAAAAGAGGGAATATTGGGTCTGGGACCTGAGGGCGCCATCTAAAACGAAACAAATCGACGGGTGGTCAATGTTACTCAGGTATTTTACTGAGTACGTTGGTCGTCCTGTTCCCTTTGTTGATGGTAATTCGGAGATCGGTGTGCCGTCCTTTGACGAGCACCACCGGTCCTTCTCTACTAGCAAGTACACGAGTCCACGATCTAGCGAGCTAGTTCGTGGATGGCGATGATGAGGCAGCGGGAGGAATCCCTTACTGACTCAGGCCTGGGGTACGCAGAGG